ATATGAGGTTTTTTTATGTTTTTCAGAGAACTCCCAAAACATTCGGCTTATTGTTTTGCCGTCATTGATCCAACAGGATATCGCCTCAAAAACGAGAAGGACAGTCGCCATTGTTACGAAAAACCATCCCCAAATATTTAAGCCAACGACAAACCAAGGGATTGTCAGAAATCCAATCATCGCCGCCAACAAAATCGTTTCTTCTTTTTTCATTGCCATAATTATTTGTTCCTATTTGGCTTACACTAAAAACCAAACGCTTTGAGCACTGTTCATACCATCAAATTTTCTTTTGGGTTATTTTTTTCTCTTACCATCATCGCCTGAACCATTGCATTAGTTTCATTTTTCGCCCCTCCAGTCCCAATTAGGGTTCTTTAAAAATTCTCTGATAGGAAAAAGTTTGAAATATGGGAGATTGTAGCAGTCTTGCCTGACATGAAAGTTGTTGCTGGGATCAACCGTTCCCTTCAACAGCTTCTTGCATTTTACAAAATAAAGTTTCTTTGGCATAAAGCCTAAAACCCACCCGTAGGGATAGTTGCCTTCTTTGTCTCGAAAAACCCTGCAAAAAATATAGAAATCTGTTTTCTGGTGCAAGCTGTCTTTACCAACAGAAGCTTCATAGAAAAACTTTGGCTCATAGTCTACCGTCTGGTATTTGGATTTTACATCAACGGTGTGTTTTTTCTTATAAATAAAATCATAATCATAGGTATCGGCCCAAATAAAAGAAGGGCTTAGGGATTGCACGATTTCCTCTCCAAGAAACCCCACTATATTTCCCTTGCCCTTCATGAACGAGTTTTTGTTCATTTGCCCACAGTCTCTAGCCTCGGCACGTTCCACCATTTCCGGTGTTATATCAACCTTAACGGGGCGATACGTGCTAGTTTTTGCCTTAGACGACATCTGGCTCCTTAAACATAAACTTTCTCCAACTCTTAAGGGTCTTGCGAAAGCCCTTCTTGTGAATCGGACTGATCCAGCGCGGCCTCTTTGGTCTATACAAAAGAGGCATTTTCGCCTGTTCAGGAGTTCTACCACCCTTGCGAGCGTTGCAATCCTTACAGGCGGTAACGGTATTGTCAAAAGAGGTCTTCCCGCCTAAAACTCTAGGAATAACATGGTCAACGGTAAGTTTTTCTCGTGGGAAATTTTCTCCGCAATATGCGCATCTGAAACCGTCTCTCTCAAAAAGAGACTGCCGAGAATACTTAACATCACGCTGAGGAAGCCTATTGTATCTAGTAAGAGTTATGATTTCTGGAACAGATACAATCATGCTTGTAGAGCTAACCTTTGTGTATTCGGAAGAGCTTGGTGATCCAGAGAAAGAAAGCCACTCATCAAAAGAATATGAAACAAGGTCAGCGTCTAGCGCACGGGCGTTTTCCTGATAAATAAGAGAAATAGCCCTTTTCCATTCTATAATATGGATTGGAAGATAGCCCCTATTAAGGACTAAAACGTCATGTATTTTGTTTTTCACTATTATTTATCTCTTATTTTCGAGACCATTTTATGAGAAAAGGACCAAAAATGTCAAGAGGTTTTATTGGAAAAGCCGCTATGGGCAATCGTCAAAAAATTGAAAATCGTCGTAAGATTCTGATACTCCGCGTCTTGCGGATTTTTTATTTTTTTCATTCTTTTTTGGTTTTTTGTATTTGCCGCGCCAGTCGCGTTTTTTTGGAGCACCGTACCGAAAGGTTTTAGACATATTTTTTACCTTGGGATTCTTTTAAAAACATCTTTTGAGGCCATCTCTTTTAGGACCTCATTTTGAATCTCAACATAATGGATACACTCAATTCCGTAAGACAATAAAACCTCCTCGTAATCTTCTGAATACTTATTTAGAAATACGACCTTTTTGATTCCGTGTGCCGCAATATTGTGACAACACGGTACGCATGGCGAATATGTCAGGTAAATAGTGGCAATGTCTCCTTTTTTTACCAGCGACAGGGCGTTTGTTTCGGCGTGAATGAAATGAAGGTTTTTCCTGTCGCGCTCGTTCTCCATTAGGAAGTCAAGTGTCTGGCCGCTCAGAAGTCCGTTATAGCCCGTAACAACGATCCTGCCTTCGTGATTCTCTAGTGCCACACCAACCTTCGTAAAGGGGTCCTCGGAGCGCAGAGAGGCAGATAGGGCCAAAAGGAGACCATACTCTGTTTTAGAGATTCTTTCGGAACCTTTTCTGGCAGTCATGCGGGTATTATGTTTTTGGGTTTCTACAGCCGATCCCGTCTTTGCAGAGATTCGTGGAGTCAAGGTTTTGTTTCTCCACGAAGGTAACGGCTTTTAAAAATTTCATTCTTTTTCTCCTGAAAGGGTGCCGATGTATTCCTTTATTTTTGGGGCCTGATGATCGGGCGGCTTTACAAGTTTGCCATCCGGCCTCCAAGAATGACCTTTCCCAAATTTTTCAAGGTTATTCTTATCGACAAGGCTAAGTAATTCGTTGTCTGGAACGCCGAATGCAGAAAGAGTTCCAATGGTAACAACAGAAATATCAGCGCACCCATCGCAAACCTCTACGATATCGGGGTCCTTTACCGAAACAACCGCCACATTTTGCTTTGTTACAGAGAAGGTCCTCTCTGCAAGAACTTCGCAACCCAATGCCTCAATGGTTTCTAGAGCTTCTTCGAGAATAAGACGGGCTCTGAGTACGCAAACTTCCGAACTTGGCGTAATTGGCTTGTCTGGCACGTCTTGTTTCGCAAGCCTCATAAAGGATTCAACTCTTTGCTGGTGGGGAGTTTTTGTCACGTAAAAATCTCCTTTAGTTTTTCCATAAAAATAGGCCTTGCCTTTGAGGAAAGTCTCGTATATATCTTCTTGAGCCCTCTATATTGACGGCTAGATCGGGCGTCGGAGGGATCGAGATTCATTATTTTTCTTATTTCTTTAGCTCTTTTTTCTCTCATGACTATGATAAGAGTGGCGGATGCGTATTTCAAGAAAAAGTGTATATTTTTCTGGGAGTAAAAATGAAAAGAAACAAAATAAATTTACCGCCGTTCAAGGTGGAAAAAGTAGTGGGGGCATTGTCAGAAGTTGTGGACTGGGGGCTTCTACAGCACGGAGTCCCGAAAACATGGGAAAAAACAATGGGGGAAGGCGTTAATGTCTACATACTTGATACTGCGGGAGAATCCGTCCACCCAGATTTGGTTGCCAATATAAAAGGCGGAAGAAATTTTTCTCAGTCAAAAAGTGGGGAAGATGTCGCTGGGCACGGATGCGTTTCGGCGGATACTCTAATTCATACCACAGAAGGCGGAATAGAAACAATACAAGAATTATATGACAGAATAGACGAAGAGGAGATATATTCGAGCGAATATAAGGGGTATGTAAAAGATATAAGTAAATTAAATATAAAAACATTTTCATTTAATCCAATAACAAGAAAGACAGAAACCGATAAAATTAAACTGCTCCACAAGACAAAAATAAAAGAAAATGTAATAAATGTAGAACTGGCGGGAAACATAAAACTAGAACTTACGCCGTGGCATAAAATATATACAATAAAGGCCTTAACTCACAAAAGACTGGATATAAATAAAAAAGAAGCCTCAAAACTCGAAGAGGGAGAGATGATTGTGGTGCCAAGGGGCAAATTTGAAGGGCTTTCAGATGAATACGTTTCAATAAAGGGGTCGGAATATCGAAAATGCTTATTTTGCGGAAGAAAACAATATTTTCATACGAAAGAAAGAAAAAACAAATGGCAGTGCCGAGAATGCGCGAAGGGAAAATTTGAACTAAAAGCAGACAAATATATAATCGACGAAGACTGGGGCTATTTGTTGGGGTTGATACTGACTGACGGACATGTATATAAGACGAAGGGACAATATAGAATAGATATTTCCTCGTCGAATATAGCTTTTTTAAGGGAAGTTCAAAAAATATTAATAAAAAAGAATATCGACAACTCTGTAATAGATAAAACAAGAAATTGTTATAGGCTTAGGTTTGACAATAAATCAATCCATTTGATGATACAAAATGCGGGAATAAAAAAAGGCGCAAAAAGTATAACTCAAGACATGCCAAAATCAATAAGCAAATCAAAAGGGAGCGTAATACACGCGTTTATTGCGGGGGTATTGGACGGGGACAGGTGCATCAGCGGAAGGTCGGAAAAGCACAGGATAACAACCGCGTCAAAAAGCTTTGCAAAACAAATGTGTGCATTACTTCATTCGATAGGAATAATTGCGTCTTATAGAAAATATAAACAATACAATTCGGCGCTGATAAAAAGAACAGATTCCTCTGCGGAGGTATTTAACGTAGAGTTCTCGGCCATGCGGGAAGAAATATCAAACAGGCTTCTTATTGACTACAAGAAAAAACGTGCGAAAAACTCTCTAAGGGAGCAAAATGTTTTTGGGAAGAAAATTAAAAAAATATCAAAAAACAAAGTTAACGAATATTATTATGACTTTACCGTAGAAAAGAATCATACCTATCTCGCAAATGGATGCTTCGTGTCAAATACACATTGCGCCGGAACAGTCGCGGCTGAAAAGAATGGCACGGGGGTTGTCGGCGTTGCGCCAAAAGCCAACCTCTTTCTAATTAAGGTTCTTGATGATAGCGGCTCTGGATCGATAAGGGCAATTGCGGAGGGGCTGGAATACTGCTTGCGCGAATTACACGGAGAGTACCCTCCCCATATTGTGTCAATGTCCCTTGGCTCAGATTCAAGACTAGGTAGAAGGTGCGAAAAAGCAATAAACGAATTATATGAAAAAAATGTTTGCATCGTTTGTGCGGCTGGAAACTCCGGAACCGAGGGTGTAAACTATCCGGCAAAATATTCCCCAAAAGTAATAGCAGTGGGTGCTTACGACAAAAATGGAAGGCTTGCGAACTTTAGTACAACGGGAGACGAGGTGGACTTTGCGGCACCTGGTGTTGATATTTACTCAACGTGGCCTAAATCTGGATACGCAAAACTGAGCGGAACGAGCATGGCGACCCCTTTCGTTGCTGGAATCGTAGCCCTTTTAATATCAAAACATTTAAAACAAGAAGCAGAAACGGGCAAAAATGACTGCAAGACTGTAGATCAAATAAGAGAACATCTAGTAAAACATTGCATTGACAAAGGGACAGTTGGAAGAGATAAGAAGTGGGGTTATGGAGTAATTAACATAGGTGAGCTTTTGGAAAATTAGCGATTATCATCGTGTGGAATTATAATTCCAAGCCAACCCTCGATCTGTCCAGACTCAGATTTAGCGACCTTTGCGTGGCTAGAAATTTTGATTTTCTTGCCTGTTATGGAATTTTGAACAAAGAACGTATCATGGTAGTCTATGCCAGATGCAACGCATCTGTTCCATTCGTGAATAGCAGAGTCTCGGTCTTCCTTTGCTACGAAATTAGTCCATCCGTCTCCGTAGTAAGACTGGGCATTTGAATCGCCTATTAGATGCTTAAGGGACGTATTAACAAAATTTAACTTGCCGTCTTTATCAGCCGCCCACCTGCGAATATCGAGGGTATCAGACATTATTTCACTAGATATTTGTAGATAAGAGACCTTTTTAGAGGTCTTTTTAAGTTCTTTCTCAATTCTATTGATAACATCTCTTAGGCTCCCGCCTCCATTGGGTTTTAATTCCTTCTGAATTTCAAAAAGAAGTTTACTAACATGCGGAATCGGGCAAGAAGAAGGAATTAAAAACATTTGCTTTACCCTTGTCAGAAAAAGGTATACTCTTTTGTAGATAAACTTTGCTATGGACTTATAAAAAATACCAAGCGTTGCCGCTCCTATTGCCGCAATCGCTGGCCAAAACTCTTCGATAAAAATGGCGATTTTCTCCATAAGACATTCGTTCCGTTAAGATAAGGTTACACGAAACTAATTTATGTCAGAAAGTTTCATGTAGATTTTTTCTGACATTATTGACATATCTTCTATAAAAATAGTGCCATCGTCAGAAGGGGAACCTATTATTATAACGATATCGTCCTTCTCGGGAATTTTCTTGCCAGACTCAATATATTCCGTACACTTCTTGTATCGCTGATTGTCGCAAAGGAGGGCCTTGAATGAGCCAGAATCATCAAAAACAGACAACATTATATATGGATTTCCAGCCGCAGACTTGGCCTTTTTGGAAATGTCTACCGTGCCTATGAGCTTATATTTAGTCCACTTATGCATATTCGATATATCTTCGCTGTCATTAAAGCCGTCTCCCATCACGTCTTTCAGTTTGATATTCGGGCTGTACCCAAGGAGTTTTTTCTCGAAAAACCAGTTAGCAAAATTTTCATATTTGCTATTTTGTGAATAAATCTGGCGATACGTGTCAAGTTTTCCAATGATAGTCTGCCAGCGAGATTCCTTAAAAAGCACCCTCTGATCGTCAGCAATTTTATTATTGTCGTGGCAAAACTTCATACATTTTAGAAGATCAAAGTCAAAATCCTTAGCAAATATAAGGAGATTTCTCTTTTCCCTGTCTGTAAGAATATTAAAACATTGTGCCTCGAAAACCGTTCTCGCCCTTTTTTCTCTATAATCTCCAAGCGTTCCGGCCTGAATCAAGGCCGACAAGATTCCTATATTTAGTCCAGCCTCTTTTGCGGCCTGAAAGATTTCCAGTTTATTAGGAGCGGAGGACGACCTAAACTTAGTTAGAGCTTCAAGGCTCTTTTCGCTTATGCCCTTAATGCTCTTTAGCCCATACCTGATATTCTTTCCCTCAATGGAAAACTCCATCTCTGACCTAGCAAGATCGGGTGGTAAAAGCTCTACTCCAAAATTGCGAAGTTCATTTGAAATGATGCGGATTTCCTCGTGGGGCTTCGGCTCGTACTGTGACATCTTTAGGAGGGAAATGAAGAACTCTTGGGGGTATTTGTATTTAAGGTAAGTCGTTATGGCAGAAAGAGTTGCATAGCTTACGCTGTGAGATTTATTGAACGAATAATCCGCCGCCGCATTAAAGGCATCCCAGCAAAAGTCTACAATCGACTTATCTATTTCAAGCTTTTTCCCTTGGGAGCGTATTTTTTTCTCCCATTTTTTCATCTCTTTGTGCTTTTTTTTCGACACCGACCTTCTTATCATCTCTGCGTCTTCAAGTGAGAGTCCAAAGACTTCATGGGCAATTTTCATTAAGCTCTCTTGATAGATAATAATGCCTTTTGTCTCTCTTAGGATTTCGTCAAGAATAGCGTGACGTTCTGGAATGATTTTATTTCCGTTTTTTATATCAACATAATCGTCCACAAAAGCCATTGCACCAGGTCTAGACAGGGCGATAACGTCAGATAGTTCGGAAAGATTCCTTGGCTTCACCTTCTGGCAAACTTGAAATGTCGCGCCAGCCTCTATTTGAAAAATTCCCTTTGGGGTGTCAAGCTTTTGGAGAACTCCATAAATAAAAGGGTCATTTGTATCGATCTTCTTCCAATCAATATTTAGCCTTTTGCATACGTCGTCAATTACGGAGAGGGTTCTCAAGCCCAAGATATCTACTTTAATCATCAGGTTGGAAACGGTATCCATCTCATAGCTTGAAACGGGCCTGTTGGTAGAGTCATAAGAAACCGGAGATAGCTCCATTATCTTTTTGCTACCAATGGCAACCCCCGATGGATGTACGCTCGTGTTTTTGATCAGGCCCTCTAGTTGGGACGCAATTAAAAAGGTTCTTTCATGCTTATCCGCCCATTTTTTGAATTTTTCACTTTTTTCTCTTGCCTTGATGAGCGGCATGACTTTACCAAAAACCTTCGGAATGGAGTCCGCAATATGCTGGGCGACCTCTTCCCCATCCTCGTCAACAATTTTTATGCACTCTTTTACGCAAAGCTTTCCGCTAAGGGTAGCAAAGGTTGAAATGGAGGATACGTAGTCGGGGTATTTTGAGTAGATATAATCAATAACTTCTTGGCGGCGATCATACGAAATATCATTGTCGATATCGGGTGAATCGATAAAATATTTAACGCCGTTTTCAATAAACTGTCTTGCTCTGGCCCTGCTCAAAAATCTTTCAAAATACAAACCGTTCTTTATCGGGTCTATTCCCGTTATGCCCATTAGAAATAAAACAAGTGATCCGGCAGAGGAATTATGGACAATAAAATCGGACGTAGAAAAAGAGGGGTCTTCGTCTACAACCAAATCATAAACATATCCATTGTATCTTTGAGTTGTTTTTTCCATGACCATGCAAAGAATGGGGTCGGAATTATTCTCTGGTAAAATAGTTTTTCCGCTTGTTGATTTCACAGTATAACAGTGAAAGGCATCCCTTGAGTTCCTTGTGATTCTTTTTTCTCCAGAAAAAATGTTAATGGAAATTGGTTTTCTGTATATCATCTCGTAAATTTCACGAAATGTGTTGACAATGTTTTCGCTTGTATTATAAAAAGAAAGATTTCCGTATTTATCTCTGTGACCATCTGAATCAACAAGACCATCAATCAAGCCAAGTAGAGAGTCGTCGCAAAAAGAATAAACCGCGCTATTAAATCTTTTAGTATTAGAGACGGTTTTTCCGGAGCAATAGTAAGACATCATTAAAGAAAAGCGTCTGCTATTTATAGAAATATGAGTGCAACCGCAATCTGATTGCTCGGATATAGAAAATTTTAATCCATGTTTTTCTAGTATGCAGGTTATTTTTGATAAAGAGCTTTTGTCTTTTGAGTCAACGGAAAGGATTGTACAGCTTCCGCCCGTAGATATACTACCATCTCCGGCGTAAAAGCCAACAATATACCCAAAATCATATGAATTCATATAACGGGAATATTTCCTGATTTCATAGTGTTTTTTTTCCAAAAAATCTTTTTCGGAAAGACCGTTTTTATTGAGATAGTTTTTTAATCTATCTGTCAGGGGGTGGGAGTGTGTTTTGTTTTGTCCAAATCCGTTTTTATATATGAAATTTAAAAACTTATATTGAAGCTTGGTCTCTCTTTGTATTTGCCTCCAAGACAAAGGCCCTTTTTCTTTTTTTTGCACCTTTTCGTAGCAATGGGAATCATCAAATTCATTAAAAAACGCAGAAATGTCTACGGTGGGACATGCCTGTTTTTGTATTTTTAGTGGAAATCTAATTAAGTAGTCGCCCTTCTTAACAGAAGAGGCCTCAACCCATTCTGTATTCTCCTGCGAATAAGGAAGAGAGGTGTCTTTTATCCTTAAAATATGATGATCCCCAGTAAAGAAGATTGGCCTACCAGAGCCGGAAAAGACTCTAATCCCGACAAGATTGCCGATAAATTTCCATTTATGTACCGATAATACGCGGTCGCGTTTTCCAAGTTTATTTATAACCAAGTCGCCGCTATTAACTTCGGATATTTTTTTAATACCTTTTTCTGTTTTTATGGGGGAATCTTGATGAAGGCATCCTCTTCCCATTCCAGTAGGAATCTGAGATTCCTTGCAGAACTCAATAATATCCCAAGTAAGTAAAAGATAATCTGTAAAGTTGAGTTCATAAAAAAGCGCAAGCTCGTGATTCATGCGGTCATGATATTTAGTCTTTTCCTCTTCATTCTTGAAGGTGAGCTTATTGAACGAACCGAGGCAAAGCTGTTTAAGAAAATCAAAGTTACTGCTGGAATCAGAAATCTTAAGTCTCTCATAGTGCTTTTGATCGATTTTGACTTCTGGGAGAAGAAGGCCTTTTGGAAGGCAACCTCCATAGCTTGAGAATATGTCTGTGAAATTTTTCATGCCTACATAATAAGGCAAATGGCCGAACAAGTCAAGAAAATTTTACAGATATTCTGACGGAATTCCGTCTGGGTTATTGGCCATTTCTTGAGACCAGATTATATATTCTCGTCCACTGTTTTTTATTTTTATATAGTAGTTCTTTATTGTTCCGCGATTTATCTCAGTATTGCCGTCAGTATTCCAAATGGGGTCCGGAGGAAGCGACATGCTGTGCCAACTTCTACCCCAAGAAACTCCGTTAGAATCAAGGTGGCCCTTTATTGAGGAATGTGCAGAAACAGCCTTGCCATAAGGATTGACTATGATCTTATTCTTAAAACCAATTGAGCGTAGCTTAATAGAAAGGGAATTCGCAAAATCTGCGGAAGCCGGATGTTCTGGCTCTATATTGACCTGAATATGAATATAAGGAAAAAGCCATTTTAGGCTTTCCAGAAACTTTGATTCCCTGTCGAAAAACGAGGTCGAATAGAAGTCTGCCTGATTGGACGGGGCCGGACCGTCAATAGAGGGGATTCTTTGTTTTATTTTATTTCTAACAGCCCAGTCATTTCTGATTATAAGAACTGGTGTAAGGCCATTGTCCAAGGCGGTCCTTATGTTTTTTACGCATTGTTTTTTAAGTTTAGTGGCATTTCTACCGCTTATAATATAGTTTCTCCCCTCTTGAAGATCGACAAGACCGCAAATAGAGTTGTATTTATCAGATTTGCTTAAAAGTTCTGCCTGTTTTTTGGATTTTTTCCTATCTTTATATACAAAGAACGGAGTAATCATCATGGACTCTATCTTTTTACATGCCTTGGGCCAAACCGGACTAGCAACGCCGATAAGCTCGGAGACCCAATTAATAAATGAGTTTATCATAAAAAGTTCCTTATATGCTTTCAACCTTACAAGGTTCTTTCGACTTCACTACAATACCCCTATCCTTCAGAATTTTGTTTGGAATAAACTCAATAGCCTCAGCGTTATTTTTTATTTCAACTTTTTTCCGCTTGGCCCTTTCGTTATAATCTCCAATTGCCTTCTGAATATTTGGAACAATCTGGGACAGGTCCGCATCTGCTTCTGTTTGGGTTAGATAATAGGAGGAAGTATCCTTGGGATTGAGAAGGACGAATCGCTTCTTGGGCCTACTAATTCTAGCGGACTCTTTTTCTTTCCTTATTTGTTCGGCAATTTCATCCAACTTAACAATTACGGCATCAATCTCATCGGGGCCAATTTTTGAATCACGAAGGGCTTCTATAATGTCTTCTGTTGCGAATTTCATGTTTTTATTCCTTTTTTTAATCTAGTTTTGTTTTTAATGTCGATTCAAAGTCAAAATATTCAGTAACGCTTGGTTCGCCAATCCTTGAGCATGTAGCGCTGTGAAAATAAACATTCTCAACTATCAATCCGGTGTCTTGGGAAAACTCTTTAAGCGCCGAATATATCCGATTGTACAGAATTCTTTTTTTTGCATCTATTTCGTCAGCGATCATAATTATTTCTCTGTGCGTTTTCTGACTTCTCTCAAAAGGTCAAGAGTGGAAAATGATTCCAGTATAGACTCTCGTTCGTATTCGCGGGAAGACATAACCCCAGAAATATCAATAGTCGAATAACCTCCCGCTGAAAGGTTGAATTGAAAACTTGTTGGCAAGACCTTCTCAAATTTCCCATTTTCAAAAGAAATAAGAACTTCAACTGGACAAGAATCAATCATCTCTCTATTTCGTGAAGCTCTTCATACAGATTTTTAAGAATAGCCTCTGCTTCATCTATTCGGCGAAGCAGGTCCTTGGCTTCGTCAACTTTCGAGCGGGTGTATTCCGCTTCAATCTCTTCACGCGCTGTTCTAATGGTGTTCATTGGTTTTTCCTTTTTGTTTTCGGTTATTATACGTGGGTCGTCAGATATTTCAACTCGAATAAGTGCGTCCGGATCAGGAATGTTAATAATCCCAAGCTCGTTTTCATAGGTTATTGGGCGGGAGGATTTTAGCATTTTGACCAACCACATGACTGACATGTAATACAACCGTTTTGCCTAACAAGTTTCCCCCCACACTCAGAACAATTTTCGCCATGAACTTCTTCTCCGTCTTTAATATATTTCTTGAGAGTCCTCGCCAGAACCTTCGCAAACGAAGTCAGGTCTCCCTTTGTTTTCTCTAGCTGGTGGACAATGAAGGAAATGTTGCTTCCGTGTCTTAGGGCGGTAGAAATCATTCTGGTCAGGGCTTCAACGGAATCGTCGGCCTTATCGCTATTCAGTACGCAACTGTATCCTCTGTCGGAATTTTTCAATTTATATCTGCCGCGAGATTCTTTTATTAGTTCTCCGTGTTTAATAGATTTGGGAACTATAACGTCTCCTTCTCCGTCGTCATTTAAATAGCAGAAAACTTCGTAGGGTTCGTTATTAAAAATACCGACGCAAACATAATACCTATTGCCGCCCTTTGTAACATGAAAAACTTCGCACGGCAAAGTTTTTGGCCTTTTGGGTGCCACTGTTTGAGGAACTCCAAGGCTGGGCTTATTTGCGTCTGATTTGACGAGTACCCCAGTCCTGCATCCATCCCTATAAATGGTAATGCCCTTGCATCCGGAGTCAAAGGCTTCCATGTATATATTCTCGACTTCATCAACGGAAGTGTCGCTGGGAAGATTTATGGTTGAGGATATTGAGTGGCAAACATGCCTTTGGGCGGTCGCTTGCAACAGGACTCGCTCTTTCCAGTTGATCTCTCCAGCGGTACATCCAGCCCAAGGGCTTTTATTTACGTCTGTTTTCCCCGAGGCCTCCATCCAGTCATTCACGCGATAGTGATAAACGGGAAACTCCTGCCAGCAATCGCCGTTTTTGTCAACAAAGTCAACTTTAACGTCCTTTTCGCTTGCATTGACTTTCTTTCTGCGGTTGTAAGAGAGAAGAAAGACCGGCTCAATGCCAGAAGAGGTTTGTGTTAAAATACTTACGCTACCAGTTGGTGCGGTGGTTGTTAGGGACACATTTCTTCTGCCGTTTTTAACCATGTCTTCATATAAAGCCCTGTCTTCATCGGCAATTCTTTTTATAAAAGGACAGTCTTTCTCTGTTTCGGAATCATACCCCGTGAAAGGGCCAAGCTCTTTTGACATTTCAACGGAGCTTCGATACGCGCTAAGTTTCATTGTCTTGTATATTTTCTCTACAATAGAAAGGCTTTCCTTGCCATATTTAAGATTAAGAGCGGCAACGGTATCGCCGAGGGCGGTTATCCCAAGGCCAGTTCTGCGCCCATTGTCATTATACCATTTGATATTTTGCCATAGCTCTAATTCTCCGGACTTTATATTCTTTGGTTCGGGATCGGAATTGATTTTGTCGATGATTTTCTCTATCTTTTCAGACTCCAAATCAACAAGATCATCCATAAGTCTCTGGGCTAATTTGACATGCTTTGAAAAAAGGTCAAAATCAAAATAAGATTGTTCGGTAAATCTATTTTTGACATACGAATAAAGGTTTATTGCAATCAAACGGCACGAATCGTAAGCGCAGAGGGAAATTTCGGAACAAGGGTTCGTGCATACGGACCTATATTTTTCATATCTATCTGCTGGGCCATTGTTTAGGACGTTATCCCACATCAGTATTCCTGGTTCAGCGCGAAGATGGGCCGAGGTTATTATTAAGTTCCATAATTTTTTTGCTTTTATTGTTTTTGATACTAAGGGGGAATCACTGTCTATGGGCCACCTTAATTCAAAACCGGAATCTGATTTAACAGCATCCATAAATTCTTTGTTTACCAAAACGGAAATATTGGCTCCTGTGACCTTTGTGTCGTCATTTTTGATTGTTATAAAGGTTTCAATATCTGGATGGCGAATATCTAGAGCAAGCATTAACGCCCCTCTTCTCCCCGCCTGACCAACCTCGCGAATACTATGACTGAACCTCTCCATCCAAGTAGAGATTCCGGTAGATGTTCTTGCCGCGTTTTTGGTTGGAGTTCCTTCTGGCCTTAAGTTTGACAGATTAATCCCAACCCCACCTCTCCTTTTGGAAATATTGACTAGCTGGCTATCTGTTATCATTATCGAAGAATAGGAATCAAGCGGAGACTCTGCTACATAACAGTTTGACAAAGAGACTATTTGATGATCGTTCCCAATTCCATACATCGGACTCCCCTGCGGGATAATATACTTGAAGCGGTCAAGCAACGCGAAAATTTCGTCTTCGGAAAGTGGCTCCTTGAACTTAGCTTTTTCAATTCTAGCAAACTCTTTTGCAATTCGCCTGTGCATCTTTTCCGGAGTGTCTTCCAGAAGATTGCCGTCGTTGTCCTTGAGGGCATATTTGCTCACAAAAACATTTGCCGCAAGCTCGTCACCGTCGAAATATTTTAGGCTATTAGCAAAAGCCTCTTCGTTACTATAGATTTTTTTATTCACATCTTTCCTTTGGCTAAATCTGGGACCTCGAATCTGGGCAAAAGCTTCATTAAGATTTTGTAGAGCATTTCTACGTCGTAGAGGGCATTGTGCAGTTTCTTTTGATCGTGCTTAATCTCAAAGTAATCAAGCATATATTTTTCGCTATTTTTTATACGACGATCATTGTCGCCAAGTACCTTATATTGCCAAGCTAAGAAGTCGTCGGCCTGATTGTATTTAATATTGCGTTGCAGGGCAATAAACAGCGCCCTTGTGTCTACGCACCTTTTGAGCCAACTGTAATCGACGGGTTTTCCAAGGGACTTTTGCAGATTCTTTATTACGTAGCTGTCGAAATTTATAATATTTTGCCCAACAATAACATAGCTTGGATCAAGCAAATACTTTGACAGTCTATCGTAAACGATATTTGGATCAATAGCTTTAGAAAGATAGTCCTCTTTATTGAATCCAGTGATCTTTGCCGCCCCGCTAGACATCTTAAAGTCCTTCCAGAGCAGAAACTCGTCATATTTTTCAACGACAGAATATTTGTCGGCAACAATCCAAGAGACCTCAAACGGAAGTGTTGAAACCAAGTTCAAGGAGTTTGTCTCCGTATCAAGCACAACGTATTTTTGGGAACTATTAAAAAACAGGTTCTCTTCAACCATCTTTAGCCGCCCTTTCTTTGTAGGACTCCCAGCAAAATTCATCTGATGAAAAATGATCAAAATTAGGTTTTGCAAGAGATTTTTTGCCGAATGATCTATTACAGATGCACTTATATGTAAGAAATGCCTCTATGTCGGACCTCTTATAGTAGCAGATTGTTTTTGATTCAAGCAATTCAAAACGGTCGCCGCAAATATCAACAACGGACTTTCTGATTATATCGTCAAATGGAAGCCCATTGTCTTCAAGAAAAAAAACGGGAGACATTGATAAAAGCGCATCGGAAAACTTTGAAAAGGTCATTGAATTACTATGGATAAATGAATCATAAAAGGGAATAGTAAGCAAAAGGTTGGCAGTAAGAAGATTCTTTAAGTCGGTAAACTCCAAAAATCCTTTTTCGTTTCTTTTTGCATCTAATAAGATTAGGTCGCGATAGCCAAGTTTATTTTTCATGAAAACAGAGACGCGGCTAAAATAATCTCCCTCTTTATATTGAAAATTAATGCCATAAATCAATTTAATCTTATTGTTTTTGCAATGTGTATAGGCGGAATAAAAACTATAAAAATTATCCTCAAGGAGGATAAGCTCTGTTAGATTTTCTTCGCTTAAAATCCCAAAAATGCTCTTTGGCCCGTTAGGATAGGTTTCTATATTTTGTAGGTCGGAATCTACGACAGGATCAAGGGTCAATATAGACTTACCTATTGAAAAGTTCGACTTAAAAAGCGGCACTATTTGTTTTTGTTCCACGCTGGGCATCCTTCATATTTTTCGATGTACAATTTTTCACCATTTTGATCATCATACTCTATCTTATCGTAGTCGTCAAGAAAATAAGTCCTCAGAACGTTTCCCTTCTTGTCTTTGACGGAGTAATACTTGAACGGCCACTTAAATCCACAGCCCCATTTGTCATTGCCGTCCTTCTTCTTCTGGCCCTTGAACTCATCAAAACCGCAAAGAAGTCTGCCGGAAAAGCTACCATCACTGGGATAATCTTTATAGAAGGCCATGTTGCTTTTTGCGTCATCCTTAGAAAAGTTGTCAATCTGCTCCTGAACCTCTGCTAAAAAATACTCAAAGGATTCAAGGTCGTCTTCTGAAAGGTTTTCCATTTTAATAACCGCATCAATTCCGGTCTTGATCATAACTTGCAAAAAGGGAAACTCTACAATTCTTTTTTTGTATTCAGGAAAAAGCTTGTTGACGGCAAGAGAGTACATTTGGTCTTGAAGATTGTCCGACGCATCTTTTCCATCAAAAACTTTCTTGCTGGTCTTATAATCTCTAATTACGGCAGTTTTTTTGGATTTATACAAAAAAAGTCTATCAATAAATCCTCTTATGCGATACCCGATGCTGTCCTCAAGGTCAAACGATAACTCTGAAAAGGAGGCCGTTGGACGCCCAAGCCCTTTGCCAAAAAAGTCATAGAGTAGTCCTTGAAGTACCATTTTGTTGAGCTTGTCCGCGTTCTCTTTAGAGTAAATATCATACTTTGCAAACCACTTCTTAACAAGACGGGTAATTTGGGCGACTTTATAAATGTTTTTGTGCTTAATGCACTTGTCATATTGTTTTTTTCTTTTTTTCTTGCTAAGACATTCCAAAATCAAATGAGAAATAGAGCCAAGCTGACTGCCAAGATTCCCTTTATCGGGGAGCTTGAGGATATAATTGCAATAGTATTGCCAAGTGCATCCTTGTAGGGTTTTTATGCGCGAGGCGGAAAGGGCGACGTGTTCTTTTTTCTTGGTCTTTTTTTTCACTTTTAACAGTCTAGCAGTTTATAGTTCTCAAACGATTTCTTGGATATCTTGTTTTCTTCGCTGTATTTAGCGGCCAGCGTACATATCATATCCCTTTGAGCGTCGAAATCAATCGAATTTTTCTTTTCGTACCACTTTCTGAAATCTACATCATTCATTTCTCCAAAATCCTTTTTTATTGGCAAGCAAATGCTTATCGAATTATAGTCAAAATACTTTAACAAAAGAAGGAAGGTCTCAACAGACGAAATCTTGCCGGTATTATTTTCGCCTTTCTGTTCGTCATTATTGTAGCAAATGTAAATTCGGTTTGGTGATAGCTCAAGAATGGAATAAATACAGGCAGGAAGGATTTTTACTCCGAATGATACTATTACGTTATATATGCCACGGGTATGAAAAGCAAGCATATCTCCAACGGATTCGACAATGATAATCTCGCCACTTTTTTCGATGGCTTCTTTAGCGAAGAACCTGCCTTCCGAATCCTTTATATGTAGAGGATACGCAAAATTTCTTTTTTTTCCCAATAATTTCCACTTGGGCCTGCTGGAGCTTGAAGACATATCCCTACCAGAGAATCCAATTATTTGACCGCCTTGGTTAAAGATTGGGAAAACAAATCTGCGATACATTTTGCCCTTTGTAGCCATGCCTGATTTCAGACGGATAAGACAGTCCTCCGAAATGCCTTTCTCTGTATAGAATTTATAATGAGGAAGAAGGTTTTTCAGAATTGATTCCGGATATATTTTATCAATTTGCGCATCTTCAATTTCATTACGAATAGGCACCGGCCCCATTTGACCAGAAACGGGACATTTTTTGCCGTGAAGCTCAAATAGCCTTGATATCGGCTGAGACGTTATGTTCGATCCGAAATCAGACCAATATCCAGTTTTCTTATCAATGGAAATGGAGTTACCGTTTTTACCGCCGCGATAGAGAGCTTTTGTTCTCCAATACTTTCCGTCATTTCTTAGCTGATAGCCAAGTTCTTCAAGCATTTCTTTAAGATTATACAAGGAGGCCACCTCCCGTTTCTCCGTCCTGCTCGGGAGAAGCATCTTCAATATGAAGATGATTGACCCAATCAATAAGATCGCCTTTTTCCTTTACTGAAAAATTATTGAAATCTAGGTTGATGAAGTTTTTCTTTTTTGAGCCATCTGGCATACAAACAAGATCAAAGGCCCTGCTGGGATTTATACCCATATGGCGAGATTTAAGATTAATCAATTTGTGTGTACCAAAACGTTCTCCCTCAGAAATTATCTCGTCAGTAGTCTTCTTCCTAAGAATAAACAGGTGCGAAGAAATCTGTCCGATCATATCCGAGAGGCCAATAACGGCCTCGCTGTCTTCGATATCCTGACTATTTCTATTTTGCGAAATTCCGGCCCTGTTTGCCTGAACAGATGTAAGAAGGGAGATTTTGGGCTCATTATCGAAAACGATCTCTCTTGCGATAAAGGTTTTCATTTTGTCAAGCATTATTCCTATTTCTGCCCAAAACCTATCCGTTCCGCCGCCAAGGGAAATTAGTTTTATATAGTCAAATGACCAAATCATTCTGTTGCCCCTCCCGACCTCGGAGTAGTACCACCTTCTAGCAAGGTTTATCATTTCGTCATAATTGATGCCGCCTACATTATGATAATAAAAATTCCAATCCTTGATTTTTTTCCAAAGCTCCCTGACTTTTTCGGTGGAGTGTTTGTTCTGACGCCATTTACCAGATTCAATAAAATAAAGGGGAACTCCTGTCATTGCGGAGCACATTCTGTTTTGAATCTCGTTGTAGCTCATTTCTCCATTGTCAAAATGAAGAACGGGAATCTTATAGTCAATACCAGCTTTTGAACATAGATCAAGGGCAAGCGTAGATTTACCAACCCCATATCGAGACGCGACAACAGTTATATTTCCAGCCCTGAAAATTGAGCCGAACATTTCATTAAGGCGAGGCATTTGGGTCATGATGTCTTTGTCATCGGGAGGATTTTCGCCAAGAAGCTCTATATTTTCTTCCATATCAGCGAAAACATTTTGAGGGACATTTGATGTATTAAAAAATGAGTTTAGTTCCGAATTGTATATCTTATCAGAAACAGAGACAATTTCTTCGAAGGTCGCTGATTCATCAAGGCCCTCAACCTCCTTCTTTAGCTTTTCAGAGTTTTTAATAATGCCCCTTCTTATTGAAAACTTCTTGACCTGCTTGGCGGCTGAAATACATGCCTCTTCGGTCACATTTCGCATTTGAAGGGACTGTAGGTAGTCAAATGGATTGATGCCGTCCTCAAAGGTTATCTTAAGGGAGGAAGCCTTCTGGGATATTAAAACTGGGTCGATTGGCTCGGATGCGGAAAGAGAATTTCCGATTATGGTATAAAGCGTTGGGTTGACCCTAGACGGATCGCCAAAATCATTGGGCTCTAGAAATTGAGAAATCTGGAAATATGAAGTCGGGTGTTTTAGAATTCCAGCTATAACATGTTGCTCAAGTTTAAGCGAATACAATATCTTCTTACTCATAAAATTACGCCAGCCTTATTAAAAAAATCCTTATTCAGTTCATCTTCCGAATATATTTCTACAAGCAGTATGCCAAAAGAATCGCAAAAGTCAAGCTTTTGTTGGTCTCTTTTTAGCTGGGTCAAATACTTGTAACGGGTGTTCCCGTGAAAAAACTTATTGTAGTGGATGTGTTGGCTACCCTGAACCTCAATGGCCACATTCTTCGAGATATTAAAAAAATCTAGAGAAAGTCGGGTATGTGGGACTGGAAACTCTTCAAAGACAACATCTCGCTTCCAATACGGATAAAGAAAGCTTTTGACAGCATGTTGAAATTTACTTCTGCTGTTCTTTTGCCAGTCGATAACAAAACGGCTTGGCTTTTTGATACTGATCTTCTTGCCCGATTCGGAGGTTAAGTACATAATGGAAGACTATTCTTCCTTGTTATCGGAATATGCTTCGGAAATGTTTTCGCAAATGTTTTTATAAAGCTGATCTGCTACGGGCTTGTTATTTACGATGTAGGAATAAACCTTGTCTATACCCTGAAACTTTTCGTCGGTTACAATGCCGGATGAAACAAGGTCTTCCGAGAAATTGTACCACGCGCCCTTTCTTTCAAGGTCGCCCCACTGCAACAGCGAGTCAACGATTTCTTTTTCGGTCCAAACGCCACCATTTTTGCCGTACTTAATGGGGTATTTGATAACGTAATTGTTTTTATCGTTAGAGGATTTTTTAACAATGACCTTCGCTAAATGACCCAACGGCGGATTCGCAATAGAGGGAGGTTCTTTTTCGTTGTGGGTGATAATGTCGCCTTTAAATCTAGGTAAGAATTCAAGAATGATGTTTGCATAATGAAGAAGGGCGTTTCCGCCTGTTGCGGTAATCTGCCTAACCGCTTTTGGCGAATACTGGTCTATGGAAACTTCCGAGCGAACTTGAGATATAAAAATGGCAAGATGACCTTTTTTAGAGAGGGGAATGCTAATCCTCTTCATTAAGACGGATGCTATAACGGGTCCTCCGGCAACCTTAGCCGCTTCGTCGTAACCCTTTTGGAGGTCGGCCTTTAGGGTTAGACCATCAACAGAGTCGATAATCATGCCATATTGAACACCAAAATCATTATTTATAAGGGCTTCGATGAATTGAGCCACAGACTCATATATGTTTGACTCGTACACAAAAACGGTTCCCTCGTCCCAGTCTTTCGCTTCGTAGACAAACTTCAAGCCGACACGGTTCTTTATGTCTGAATTGAGCCTTCCTTCTGCCGCAAAGAAAATGCCCTTTGAGCCCTTTACGCTGGACAGGAAGTTTTTTAATACAAGGAGAGCCTCAGATGTCTTGCCTCCAGAGTTAAAACCAACAAACCTGTGCAGTCCTGGCGTGAATCCTCCGTCAAGAACCGAGTCCAGTAGTAGGCTTCCGCTTGAAATTTTGAAATACTTCTCTTCTACGAAATTAAAATGGTCTTTTTCGTTTTGTTTAAGGAAGCTCTCTAGCATTTCCTTGTCGCTAATGCTCTCGCCGTCTGTTTTTTTTGTTTTTGCCATAATGAAAATATTCTTTCTATTTTAAAAAGTCCCTTAATGTCCTTGGGCTTCTGATATTATGCGTAGATTCGCCAAATTTTCTATCAGAAATGGGCAAAACCTCTTGGGTTTTAACTGGAACGAAGTGAAATTCCTTGTATTTTGTTTCCAGTTCCAAGTGGCCCTTTTTGGTCTTAAACCAAGCCAAGCTATTGACCTTGTAACCTATGGTTACACTCCCCCAGAACGCATCGTCTGGGAAAATGGAGAACAATTCTTTCGCTAGTTTTATCTCCTTGGGCCAGAACCGACTAACAAAACCTTTTTCTGGGGGGGTGACGTTGTTGGAGATAAACTTTTTTAAATTTGCTAGGGTTTCTCGTTTCATTTTTCACGCAAAGAATACCTCAAATACCGCACTTTGTCAAGACTTTTTGGGGAGAAAATTTGAGCGCTTGTCTGGATTGTGAAGTTTCTCTAGCGTAAATTTCTTGGAATCGGGGATTGTGACAAAATTAAAGCCGTTTTTCCAACACCTTTGCGCGAACTCCCTGTCGTCGGGCCAG